TTACAACAAAAGTATGATAAGCTTCCTAAACTTACAAGAAGTTAAAGAAAAACTTTATTCTAAACTCGAACCAGGACAATGGAATGACAAATTGAAAACATTTTTATTAGGTCAGGACATTGACAAAGTTTTAGAGACACTGTTACAAGAAGCAATGGATGGAAAAAGATTTACACCACCATTGAAATATGTTTTTAGAGCATTTGAGGAATGTCCCTTTGATAAAACTAGAGTTGTTCTTATTGGGCAGGATCCCTATCCTCAAATAGAAACAGCTGATGGACTTGCCTTTTCATGTAGTATTAAAGATAAACCTGAGGTATCCCTTCAGCAGATTTTTAAGGCTATTAGAGAGTCAGTACCAGAACAGTATACGGATCAGAATCCTACTAATAATTTGGACAGATGGGCCAAACAAGGTGTTCTATTGCTAAATAGTGCCTTGACAACAACAATTGGTAAGCCGGGAACTCATCAGTTACTATGGAAACCTTTGATAATACATGTCCTAGATTCTTTAATCTGGAGTGATATGGACATTATTTATGTATTTATGGGGAAAAAAGCACAGGAATATATGGACCTAATACCAGATAATAACTGTAAAATTGCTGTTGAACATCCTGCTGCAGCTTCTTACAGAAAAGAAGAATGGATTTATAATGACATGTTCAATAAAATTAATGAATGTCTTTTGTTACAAAATAAAACCCCAATTATATGGTAGATCATAAAATGGATCCTCTTAAGAATTTAAGGGATCTAAAAGAGAGTTATAAAAAAATCAAAATTGAACATAGTATTTTTGACATGCTTTGTCAAAACATATTATCACATTATGAAAAACAAGAAGAGTTGGTAAATAGAGTATTTATGTATCCCTTTACATTAGATGATATCCTAGAATTTGATAAGGCTACTCATCAAGTTTTTACAAGTAAAACTAGAATTAGGGAAATAGTAGACACCAGACATATCTTTATGTACTTAGCTAGTGAGAAAGGTTTTACTCATGAAAGTATAGGAAGAAAGTTTAACTGTCATTATTCCTCATCAATTCACGCTGTAAAGAAAATAAAGACTTTATTAGAGCTAAAAGATTTAAAAGTCACAGAACAGTGCAACAGTATAATGATTGAGTTTAATGATTATTTAAATAACAAAGAAAAGAATGACAATCACCCTGAATACATTACTGATACAAGATACGAAACTATCTCCGAATGAAATGTATCTACTAATGTGCATTAGCAACAAAGAAAAACCTTTGTTTATAAACACATTGGCAGAAGCTAGAAAACTGAGAATCAAAGGTTTAATAGATGAATCAGGTGTTATTTTGCCTTTGGGTATTGAAGTAGTTTCTAAAATAAACACAACTAAAAGTGTTACTAAGGCAAGTACCGCAATAGACATTACTGATGACTATATAGAAAAATATGTTCTTTTGTTTCCAAAGGGAAAACTACCTAGCGGTAAACAAGCAAGGGCTGATAAAAAAAACCTAAGAAACAATTTTATATGGTTTTTCAAAACATATAACTATGATTGGAATACTATCATTGCAGCTACTGTTTTGTATGTAGATGAGTATGAGCGTAAAAATTATATGTATATGAGAAATTCTCAGTATTTCATCAGTAAAATGAATCCGGACAAAACTAGAGACTCAGAACTTGCTAATTACTGCTCTCAAATTATTAGGGGAGATTATCAACAAGAGGCTGATCACTTTTCAGAAAAAGTTGTTTAAGTCATTTTTTTTGTTTAGTTTTGAGCCTGCAGACAATTTCAAAACGTTCAACACAAGGGTATAAAACCTTTGTGTTTTTTTATCTATAGACATGGAGACACCAACACTCTGGAAGAGTCAGAAAAATGCCTTTCAAGAATCTCTTGAGTATATGCAAGGCAGAATGGAGGGAAGAATCAAAAGTATTAAAACTCCGTGGGCAAAGTTTAATGATGCAACTACAGATGGTATAGAATGGAGCTCACTCACTGTTATAGGAGGAAGACCCGGTGCCGGCAAAACCCTGATTAAAGATCAAATTATTAGGGAAGCATTTGCTAGGAATGAGGGTGAAGAATTCAGAGTGTTAGAGTTTCAGTTTGAGATGCTAGCTAGAACTAGCGCTATCAGGGAGTACTCAAGTGTTATAGGCAAAACCTATAAATATTTGTGTAGTGCAGATGGGAAACTTACTAATGATGATTTAGTAAGATGTTATGAATATGCTAAAAAGAGAATTGGTTATCCTATTGATATAATAGAAGAACCTATTACAGTAAATGAATTTAAGGAGCAAATAGCTCTTTATATGAGACAAAATGCTGTTAAACATGAGGATGGTAGTTTTGAATACATGAAAACTATTGTTTCTCTAGATCACTCTCTTTTGCTTAAAAAAGCTCCTTTTGAAAAGGACAAGTATGATACTTTGTATAATCTAGGTGAGGCTGTTACCGAACTTAAGAGAAAGTATCCTATTGCTTTTATTGTTCTGAGCCAGCTTAACCGTAATATTGATAATCCTGAAAGGAGTGAAGACGGTAAATATGGTAATTACATTCTAGAGTCTGATATATTTGGATCAGATGCTTTATTACAGCATGCTGATACTCTTATAGGACTTAATAGACCAGGTAAACAAAGAATTAGATTCTATGGTCCAGATAGATATGTAATAGAGAATGATAAAATTTTAGTAATGCATTTTTTGAAATGCAGAAATGGGGATAACAGAATGAGTTTTTTCAGAGCAGAATTTGAAAGAATGATGGTATCTGAGATGGATACTCCCCCTCAACAAGAAAGAAGAACAATAAATAAGTAAGTAAATGAATATAATGACAAGACAAGAAACGCTAAGCGTTAAAGAAAAAATTCAAAATCTTAGAGAAAAGCATCAGCACATTTTTGATAACAACAATATGCCCGGTGCTTTATTTTTTCCAAAGATGGCTTACCGTCCTAGAGGAAAAGATGAATTGTATATTAGTTTCTTTGCCAGTGAATTAAAAAGAGAATCTAGAATCTATACTGAGTTTATTAGTAGTGAGTATTATCCAGAAGATAGCAATAGAACGCTATGGATGTGGAATTACAACCCTCATTGGGAAGAAGAATATGAGACAACAGAACCAAACAGTGCCGGTCAGGTCAGATATCTTGTTCCAGTAAGTGAGTTGATCAAAGTACAAGAAGTACCTAAAACAGAACAGAAAGATTCTTTTACTTTCTTGGGTGACTCAATTGTTCAGGATATCCCTCTAACTGAAATGACTGTAAGAGACTTAGCTGCTATCATGACAGGCAAACCAGTTAGTAACAAAGAATGGCTAAATAAAATAATTACACAAAAATGAGCGAAGACACTCAGGAACTAATCCTTCCTATGGGAAAATCAATGGCTGAAATAAAGAGCCCTAAAAATCTTATTATTTTCAGTAAACCAAAAGTGGGTAAAACTACTTTGTTGGCAAGTCTTGATAACTGTTTACTTGTAGACCTTGAAGATGGTAGTGATTATGTAAGTGCAATGAAGGTAAAAGCAAGATCTATTGATGATATCAAGAAGATTGGTAAAGCTATCAAAGACGCTGAATATCCTTACAAATATGTTGCTTTAGATACTATTACTGCTTTAGAAGAGATGTGTGTTCCTCTAGCAGAGGAAATGTATTCCAAATCTTCTATGGGTAAAAACTGGTTTACAGAAGGTAAACCTAAATATGGTACTATTCTAAACATGCCCAACGGTGCCGGTTATCCCTGGTTAAGGGAGGCTTTCACTAAAGTGATTGATTTTGTTAAAACATGGGCCCCTAGAATAATTCTTGTGGGACACGTTAAAGACATAGTATTAGAGAAAAATGGTGCTGAGTTTAATGCTCTTGACCTAGATCTCACAGGTAAATTAAAAAGAATAACTAGTTCTCAGTCTGATGCAATTGGGTATTTATATCGTAAGGGTTCTAAAAACATGCTTAGTTTTAAGACAACCGATGAAATATCTTGTGGTGCAAGACCAGAACATCTCAGAAACAAAGAAATTGTATTATCAGAACTAAATGATGATGATACAATCAGTATTAATTGGAATAACGTTTATATAGATTAAAATTATGATTACAACAAAGAACATCCCTACTTCTACAGGGACACAAAAAATTATTCAACCAGGTGAAAATACCTGTAAAATCAACAGCCTATCACTAGAGCCTGTTCCTTACAAAGAAGGAGCCTACAACCTATCATTGAATCTTGAGACAATGCCTATAGGTGGAGATTTTGAAGGTTTTCTTGTAGATAAAGATGATACCACAGGTCCTCGTTATGAAGGACAGGTAGCTAGAGTAAGATTTTCTGAATGGGCTTTCTCAGATGGAGTTACAAAATCAGGTATTTCTGTTTCTCGTGATCTTGAAATTCTTAAGGCTATACAAACAATTTGTAGAGAAACCGGTAGCACAGAATGGTTGGACAAAAATGATAATCTTCATGATACTATTGAAGATTTTGTAATTGCTTTTAACAGTGATAAACCTTTCAAAGACAAATACATTACTTTTTGTATTGCCGGCAAAGAATACAACAACAAACAAGGCTATGTAAACTTTGATCTGTTCTTACCACGT